GCCAGAAATATAGGTTTGTGAAAGAAATAGCCTTTGACCCTTTTAGATGGCAGAGATCTATGGCGGTGCTTCAAGATTTAGGTTTGCCAATCGTGGAGTTCCCTTCCACCAGCCCCCGCAGAATGATTCCTGCTTGCCAGAAAGTCTTTGATGCGGTTACTGAATCAACTTTGACCCATGATGGTAACCCGCTTCTTGCAAGGCATTTGGATAACTGTATGTTGAAGATTGATGCTATGGGTGCAAGGATTGTGAAAGAATCTCGTAATAGTGCAAGAAAGATAGATGCGGCTGTAGCTTTTGTAATCGCATATGATAGAGCAAGCACTAAACTAGAATCGGATCCAATTCCAGAATTTTTCGTATTCTAAGGATGAATTTGTTAGCGACAATTTTGCAAGCTTCAGGTATCGCAGTTATTTCTGTCGGAGTTTCACTTATCTTTCTGCCCGCTGGTTTAGTAGTCGCTGGTTTAGGGGTTCTATTATTCGGTTTAGCTTTAGATAAGGGCGGTAAATAATGCTTAGGAATCTTTCTGGTGAATCTAGGGCTGTAAGTTTTCAATCAATTTGGGGTGCGGGAGATATCACTTCTTATGAAACTCAATCTGCCGCTTATGTTGATTACAATACTTCGCTTCAAGTCAATGCGATTTGGGCTTGTGTATCTCTAATTTCAGATACTATTTCCGCTTTGCCTGTAGATACTTTGATCCGTAAAGATGGAATCGCTGTTCCTTATAGACCTAGACCAGCGTGGGTTATCAAGCCTGATGTAATGATTCCTTCAGTTGCTTTCTGGCAGCAAACTTTGATTAGCTTGCTTACTGATGGAAATGCTTTTGTGAGAATCTTTAGAGATACTAATGGCGAGATTCTGAACATGATGGTATTGAATCCTTTAGCGGTAACTGTTACGAGAAATGCTTTAGGGCAAAAACTTTTCACTTATACAGGTGAAGCTAAAAAGACTTTGACTACAGATGATGTTCTTCATATTTGCGGTTCTATTTTGGTTGCTGGCGATCTTAGGGCTAGATCTCCGATAGATACCCTAAAAGAAAACATTGGTTTAGCGATTAGCCTTGAAGGTTTCGCTGCCCGCTTCTTTGGTCAAGGCACACTAACTCAAGGGGTCATAGAAGTTCCTGGTAGCCTTACAGCCGAACAGGCAGAAAATCTTGCACGAAGTTTTGATAGACAGCACAAGAGTTTCCGTAAAGCACATAAGACAGGGATTCTTTCTGGCGGTGCAAGTTTCAAGCCAACAACTATTGCTAACGATCAAGCCCAGATGCTAGATTCTCGCAGACTTGCTGTAGAAGATATTGCTAGAGCTTACCGAGTTCCTACAGACATGATTGGTCTAAATAATGGTGGGCAGAGTTATAACAGCATTGAGCAGAAGCAGATTGCATTCTTAACTCATACATTGCGCCCCTGGTTGGCGAAACTTGAAGATGCTTTCTCTAGCCTTCTCCCAGATTTTGCTTTCTTATCTTTCAATACTGATGATCTACTTCGTGGAGATTATGCAACAAGGATTGAAGGCTATTCTAAGATGCTACAAAATGGCGTGTTCTCTGTGAATGAAGTTCGCAGAAAAGAAAACATGGAAGGCATTGAAGGCGGAGATGTTCTAAGAGTTCCATTAGCGAATGTGAACATAAATGCGGCTTCTCTAACTGAAGAAGAAACTAAGGTAGATATGGCACAGAAGCTGATCGCACTTGGCTTTGTTCCTGAAGATGTTCTAAATGTTCTTGGGCTTCCTAAGATTAGCCATACAGGTTTGCCTTCAGTTCAACTTCAGAACCCTACAACTATTCCTGATGGCAGTTACGAAACAGGCGAATAGTGCCTTATTTTGTGAAGAAAAGCCCTGAAGGTTGGGAAACTGTAAAAGATGATGGGGAAGTTTTGGGAAAACACAAAACTAAAGAACAGGCTATAAAGCAGATGGTTGCAATAAGTCTTTCTGAAGGTATTCCTGTTGGTGGAGAATTCAAGCGTGCAGTTGGTGCGGGAACTTATTCACCCCCTGCTGGTGTCGCTGTAGCCGCTAAAAGAGCTTTGAAATGGATTGAAGAAGGTTACGCTGGATCAGGTTTTACTTCTGTAGGTAGAAGAAGGGCTGTTCAACTTGCTTCAGGTCAAGATGTTTCCGCTGATGTAGTGAACCGCATGATTAGTTTTTTCGCCAGGCAAGAACAATCTGTGAAGGGTGCTGAAGGTTTCAACTCTGGAGAAGATAACTTTCCAAGTCCGGGCAGAGTAGCATGGGATGCGTGGGGCGGAGATGCAGGGCAATCTTGGGTAAATAACTTACCTAGTGAATCTTCAGTTAGAGCTTTACCTAATCAAATTGGGGTTAGCGATCTAGATGAAACTCTCTCCCTTTATGGCGAATTGAATGAACCTGTTTATTCTTTTATCAAATCCCAGAATGTGGATTTAGTTGTTGTTACTGGTAGGCATGAAGCAAATCGCATGGCTACTACAGATTTGTTAGATAAACTTGGGGTAGATTATTCAAGATTGATTATGCAACCAGATAATCAGAATAAAAGCGTTGCCTATAAAGGTGATGTTGCTTCAAGGTTGCTAGCAGAAGGTTTGGATGTGGTTTATGTGATTGAAAATAATGCTGAAGCTAGAGAAGCCTATTTAGATGCTGGCGTTGAAAAAGTTTATTCGCCAGATAATTTACCTGTTACAGATGGAGTTAGACAGTTGGAAGAAATGCAGAGAGAAGATGTTCCTATGAATAAGGAAATGCTTATGGCAGAACTTCAAGAATTGAAGGGAGATGTAATGGAACTTGTAGGCAAACTTGTTGAAACTGTTTCACATCTTTCCGACATGGTTGAATACTCTGATTCAACTGTAGAAGCTGAAGTCATTACTGAAGATGTAATGGTTGAAGAAGATTCAGTTAGATTTGTTGAACCTGAAACTGTAGCCGAATTTGCGAAGCGTGGCGAAAGAGTTGCTAAAGGTATTGAGAGAAGACAGACTATTAGAGATCTAGAGATTAGATCTGAAGGGGATGGCATGACCCTTCGTGGCTATGCTGCTATCTTTAACTCTCCTTCTCAACCGCTTCCATTTACTGAAACTATTCAACCCGGTGCGTTTAGAGATTCCCTAAAGTCTAGAAACGATATCAAACTTCTTTGGAACCATGAAACAGGAACTGTTCTAGGAAGCACTAGGGCGGGAACTTTGAGAGTAACTGAAGATGCTACAGGTCTTCTAATTGAAGCTAACCTGCCAGATACTCAAGCGGGCAGAGATGCCGCTACACTTATCAAGCGTGGAGATGTAAACGCCTTTAGTTTTGGTTTCAGGGTTGCTAATGGTGGCGATTCTTGGACTAACTCTAATGAGAGAGTTCTAAAGCGTGTAAACATTCATGAAGTTTCAATCGTTTCCTGGCCAGCCTATACAGCAACGGAAGGAACTGCTACCATTAGATCTATGACCGATCTAACAGAGAAGATTCTAAAGCTTGCAGAGATTAGGGGCGTTAGTGCCGAAGAATTGACTTCCGCCCTGCTAGCCCTAGAATCAGGGGAAGAATTGACCGAAAGACAAGGGGAACTGCTTACAGAAACCTTGAATAAGGTTCTCCAGAAAGATCCTGAAGTTACTAACCCGCAAGCCCTGCTAGATCTGAAGAAGAAACAACTAGATTTATTGATGCAAAGGGTATAAACTGATTTAGCGGTTGGTTGGTGTTTCCTTATCGCAATAAAAAAGAAGCTAATTTCTTTTCCCCCTGATTTGTCCCAGGGGGTTTTCTTTTGGCGTGTATCTTCATGGTGTATAGACTAGATTCGTCAGCGTGTTTATCCCTGATCCGATTATGTGAGTTTATCTCTGAATCAAAATCCCATAAAAATTATGTTCTTGAAAGGAACAAACCTAATGAGTGAATTTATCGCTAAACAGGTTGATGCTAAGGCTAAGGCTTGGCACGAAGCAAAGGAACTGATTGATTCAGTTGAAGCTCGTGGCGGCGTTTGGTCTGGTGAAGATGAAGCAAAGTATGCTGAACTTACCGCAGACATCAACAAAAGAAATGAACTAATTGAGCTAGAGCAGCGTGAAGCTAAGACTAGCGAAGCAATGCAGAAGGCAGCAGTAGATTTTGCTGGTGCAACTGTTTCTGATTCTGAATCAGACATTCTTCGCAAGATGGTTTTGGGCGAGATTCGTGGTCATGAGTTCCGGGCTATCACCGGGTCTAGCACGGGCGCACCTGTTCCAACAAGTTTTTACAACGAGATCATCAATGTTGCAAGACTTGTAAACCCACTTCTTGAATACGCTACTGTAATCAACACAGCTTCTGGCGAGAATCTACAAGTTCCTTCACAGGCTACTTTCTCAACAGCAGTTATCGTTGGCCAGGGTGTAAGCGTGGGCACTTCAGAGCCTTCGTTCAATGCCTTCACCACTCTTGCATCCTATAAATTCAGCGCCCTGGCACAGTTGTCCAGAGAACTGATTATGGACGCCGGGGTCGATATTGTTGGATTTTTGGCGGAGCAGTTTGGTAATGCGTTTGGTTTCGCCATTGGCGACAAGCTAGTAAACGGAACTGGAACAGTAGAGCCTACAGGTTTCTTGCCTGTTGCTGGAACTGGTGTAACTGGTTCAACTGGTGTTGCTGGTGCATTTACCGCAGATAATGTTATTGACCTTATCTACAGCCTAGATGGTTCACTTCGTAACCGCCCATCATTCGCAATGCTAGCAAACAGCACTTCTATCGCTGCACTTCGTAAGCTGAAAGATACTGCTGGAAACTATGTATTCCAAGTTGGAGATTCAAAAGACCGCAGAGATCTAGTTCTTGGCGTTCCTGTTATTGAAACTCCTGCAATGCCTTCTCCTGCAACTGGTGCTAACTCTCTAGCAGTTGGAGATTTGCGAAGCCTATACATCAGAAATGCTGGTGGACTCCAAGTGGACAGGTCAGATGACTTTGCCTTTGGTAACGACCTTGCAACCTGGCGTGCAACCTGGCGTATTGATGGCGCACTAATCCAGCGTGCCAACATCAAAAAATTCAAGGGTGGCGCAACCTAGTTTCTAGCCCCTGAAGGATTCGCCCCTTATTTCTGGTTCATAGCAGATTTAGGGGGCGTTTTCCATTAGGCTAAGGGCATGACTAAAACATGTATTTCTTGGTATTCAAATTCACTCAATCAACCTACAGGCTACGGAACACAATCTAAACAAGTTATTTCTAGACTTGTAAAAGATGGGCATAAAGTAGCTATGCTTTCAAACTATGGCGGTGAAGGCGTAAACACTCTAATTGAAACAGGGTCAGGGCTTATCCCGCATTACTCTAGGGGCATGAATCAGTATTCAACTGATGTTCTTCCTTTGAATTATCAGCATTGGAGTTCCGAAAATAAAGGGCTTCCAAGCTTCCTAGTAACTTTATATGATACCTGGGTTCTAGATAACCCTGCTCTAGATTCAATCCCTATTGCTTCTTGGGTTCCAATAGATCACAGCCCTGCACCTGAAAAGGTTTTAGCGTGGCTAAAAAAACCTAATGTAACCCCTATAGCCATGTCTAAATTTGGTAAAGAAATGATTGAAAAGGCGGGGCTAGAATCTGAATACATTCCCCACGCTATAGATACAAATCTTTTCAAACCTACAGAGAATCTTCCTGAAGGGATTTCTGGGCGTGAATTTGTTGGCGGTAAAGATAAGTTCGTTGTAGGGATGAACTTCGCTAATAAGGCTGGCGGGTTTATTCATAGAAAAGCGGTTGCAGAGAATTTTCTTGCATTCGCAATATTCGCAAGTAAGCATGATGATGTTGTTCTCTATCTGCATACTGAACCTTAT